CTACCGAATCAAACAAGAAAACCCGTGACACATTGGTCGAGACACAGATGCTCGGCCCTGTCAAGGTTGACGCTCCAAACTCAGAATTCTGGCGTGGTTTGGCGAATGTATGGCGCATTTCCCCTGACCAGGCAAAGCGCCGCCTGTGCGCTAACTGCGAATATTTTGATGACCAACCCGACACTCTAGAGGCGATGGAAGTCGTGCCTCAAGACGAGTTTGACGCTGATGGTGGTGGTCGTGGTTACTGCAACAAGTACACTTTTATCTGCCACACCTTGCGGGTGTGCCGTCAATGGGAAAAAGCCCCCGTAATGTCGGAGTCTGAAGATGAATAAAGCACAAAAGAAAATCGGCAAAGTCATGGGCGAATACAAGTCTGGCAAACTGAAATCATCTTCAGGCCAGAAAGTAAGCAACCCAAAACAAGCCATTGCCATCGCCATGTCAGAGGCTAAGATGCCGATGCGTGGTCAGCGCACAGCTAAGAACAAGGCTAAAAAATGAAGGGTCTTTACGCAAATATTCACGCAAAGCGTGAGCGTATTGAGAAACAGAAAGCCGCTGGTAAAACCCCAGAGCGCATGAGAAAGCCTGGCTCTAAGGGCGCTCCCACGGCTAAAGCCTTCAAAGAAGCTGCAAAAACCGCCAAAAAGTGATTTCTAAAAAACTTCACTTTGTCTGGATTGGTGACGAAACCAAGCGACCAGACCATTGCATAAACACTTGGAAAACCCTCAATCCTGACTACGAGATCAAGATTTGGGGGAATGATGCCCTCAGAGGGAACAAGTGGTTCAATGCCAAACACATTCAAGAAAGCCGAGAACTCTGCGGAGTGGCTGACTTGATGCGGTATGAAATCCTATATAACGAAGGTGGAATTACGCTAGACGCTGATTCTGTCTGCCTTTCTCCTTTAGAAGATTGGTTACTAAAGCCTGATGCTTTTGCCCATTGGGAGCAAGAAACCCGTAGACCTGGACTAATAAATGTCAGCGTAATGGGGTCTGTTCCTGAAAATCCGTTCTTTGGTGAGTGCATTGAGCGCCTCAGAAAGAAAGAAACCCTAAAAGATAGGGCATGGATTGAGACAGGGCCGATGCACATAACTGAGGTCTATCACGAGACCGAATATCCCCTGACAATCTACCCTTCCCACTATTTCACCAGAGACCATTTTTCTGGTTACAGATATGAGGGAAATGGGCATTGTTTCGCTACCCAATTTTGGGGTTCAACTAGAGGTTATGAAAGGCAAGAGGAATGGAAGATTTAATTGAAAATCGTGATGGTTGGTGGTGGCCTAAGTCTGATGTAGAGGCTTGGAAGTGGATTCCTGTCGAGATGCAAGCTATCCCTGATTTGGTTAAATGGGTTCCGCACCGAGGTCTTGTGATTCACGCTGGTGGAAACTGTGGGGTTTGGTCAAAGATTTACGCCGAGCTTTTTTCCAAGGTGGTGACTTTTGAGCCTGACGATGTTAACTTTGAGTGCTTTAAGCGAAATGTCAGCAACGAGAATGTAGAGATTTACAAAGCTGGACTCTCTGACAAAGAGGGTTTCTGTAAGATGGTTGAGGGAGATGGCGAGGCTAACGCTGGTGCTCTCCAGATTGAGGAAACCCAAGAGGGTATCCCGATGATGACCATTGACAGCCTGAATCTCAGCCCTGACCTCATTCAGTTGGATGTGGAAGGCTTTGAGGAAAACGCACTCAGAGGGGCAAGAAATACGATTATGCGTAGCCGCCCGATTATCATTATTGAGCAGAAGAAACTAGCCAAAAATGGCATGAATGACGCTGAAATCGCTATAATGATTCAACGAATGGGCTACTTTTTCGCTGAGAGAGTGTGGTCTGATAATGTCTTTATCCCTGTTGAGAAACTAGCATGAAGCGAGGAAACGAATCATTCTCTGGTTACAACAAACCCAAGAGAACACCTAACCACCCAACCAAGAGCCATGCGGTTCTTGCGAAAAGCGGTGACGAGGTGAAACTGATTCGTTTTGGTCAGCAGGGTGTTAAAGGCAGTCCAGACGGCTCAAAGAGAAACGAAGCGTTTAAGGCTCGTCATGCCGAGAACATCGCCAAAGGCAAGATGAGTGCTGCTTATTGGGCGAACAAAGTCAAATGGTGATTTATGGACTACATTGGCGCAACCCCCCAACAAAACCCCATCATGGGGTTACTTGCTGAACGCCTGAAACAAGCGCAACAGTTCGCCGCCAAGCCATTTGGATACCAAAACCCACCTGCTGAGATGCTGATGAATCTGTTGGGGATTCCAGCAGTTCAGCAGACAGCCGAGCGTTTGGCTTATGGTGAGCCTTTGACTACTGGTAGGGGTATGACCACAAGACCTCGCCCAGAGGCTGTGGAAGCGGCTTTAACTGTGGCTCCTGTGGCTGGATTATTGGGTAAAGCGACAAAGGGTCTGCCAGTTGGCGCTAGCACAAAACCTCTTGACGATATGGTTGGTTTGCTGACTCCAGCTAGAGAGTCATTTGTGCCTGGTGTTGAGGCTGGCAAAGAGATGATTGTCCATCACAATATTTCGCCAGAAAAACTCGCAAGAGTTGAAAAGGTTGGCGGTATGCCAGTTCCATCTATTGCGGTTTCAAATGTAGAAAACCCAATGATGAATTTTGGTGACATTTCATTGATTGGCACCAAAGAGATGGCAATTCCATCTGCCAAGAATCCTGTTTATGGCTTTGACGCTTACACAGCTAGAACTCCAAGCATTGAATACACATTTGATACAAAATCATCAAAAAATCTAGATAATTTGTTTTCAGATGTAAAAGATTCGTTAAATAGCGGAACTATCTACAACTTGAAAGATAACTGGAAGGATAGACAGTTCAACGATGCAATGAAGGCTAAGTTCTTAAAAGAAAAAGGGATGCTTCCAGACCCAAGTGATTTTAAGGATAAATGGGACTTCTCAAGAGATATTGGCTCTAAAGTTGACCAAAACTGGAAAGAATATACGGAGTGGGTAAACGACTTTGATAAGCGTTTGCCTGATGCTGGTGTAGACATTAAAGAGAGAATCTTCAAGGGTTATACAGATTCAGGCAATCGTAAATATGCTCCTGCTACTCTAGAAAACCTTGTCAAAGAAATGAAGGGCGGCGCTGGCGCTGAAGGCTTCTTTTATGGTGTTGGAAACATCAGAGCAGTTGCTACTCCAAAGTTCAAAAACCTCAATCAAGTTAAAGCCGCCCGTGAAAGTATTGTCACGAAAGAGGATTTTGAGCCTGTTAAAAAACAGATTGATGATGCTTTCCAAGACATTAATGAGCGTTTAAGGAAGTTAGACAGTCAAGCTGGTTATGGATATGACGCACCAGATGCGCTTTACGAGATAGGCCAAACAAGGAATGTAAACCTTTTGGACAAAATCTATAAAGATGTTCCAGAGTCTCTAAAGGCTGATGTTCAGATTTTTATGAACAAAGTCAGAGAGATGCCAACAGAATACTTTGAGATTAAGCCTCAGAGAGCTGTTCAGGTTGGTGAGTTCAAGGGTGCGATTCTTCCGCAAAATGTCCCACAACAGTCTATTGACTACCTAAGAAGCCAAGGGTTGCAAGACTTATATTACTATTCAACTCCTGAAGAACGAAAAGAGCTGTTCAAGAGATTTGGCCCTGAAATGTTCGCAACGCTTCCAGTTGGACTGTTAGGGAATGAAGAAATCAGACAAAAACTTGATGAAAGTCTGTTAGGATATTAGTATTAACAAACTGACCAACGAGCCGAGAGGAATTGGTAAAAATGAAAAAAATAGAGAGCGGAAATTCCGCAAACCTAACTAATAGGGGCAGAGGAAGGCCCAAGGGCAAGCCTAATAAGGCTACAACCGAGTTTAGAGAGACCATTAGCGCTCTGCTATCCAACAACTCGGAAAATGTCGAGAAATGGCTTAAATCGGTTGCAGACGGAGACCCGACTGTTGACCGCAAGCCAGACCCTTATCGAGCATTGGACTTGATGGCAAAACTTGCCGAGTATGCGGCTCCGAAGCTATCAAGAACTGAGCATACTGGTGACTCTGACAAACCCATCGAGTTGAAAGTTTCATGGGCGAAATAGTCATCCCTTACGCCCCAAGAGACCAACAAGCAAAAATCCACGACCTAATCGACAGCAAGCGGTTTACAGTCGTGGTGGCGCATCGAAGGATGGGCAAGACTGTCTCTGCGATAAACCACATCATTAAGGATGCTGTCCTGAACCAAAAGGAAGCGCCTCGCTACGCCTATATCGCTCCGACCTACGGACAAGCAAAGCGGGTGGCTTGGGACTATCTGGTTAAGTATTCCACTCCTTTGGGTGGGACTCAGAATATCTCTGAACTGAGGGTTGACTTCTGGGGCAGACGAATCCAGCTTTACGGCTCAGACAACCCAGAGGCGCTACGGGGTCAATACTTTGACGGGGTGATTCTTGACGAGATTGGCGACCAAAACCCAAAGATTTGGACTGACATTATCCGACCCGCACTAGCTGACCGATTGGGGTGGTGTTTGTTTATCGGAACACCGAAGGGACACAACCACTTTAAAGACCTGAGAGACAGGGCAGAAACAGAGGATGGTTGGGGGCTTTTGGAGTTTAAGGCTAGTCAGACAGGCGTGATTGCCCAGACAGAGTTAGACGCTGCCAAGTCCGAGATGGGCGAAGATAAGTATTTACAAGAGTTTGAGTGTTCGTTCAACGCCGCCGTAGAGGGGTCTTATTACGGACAGATACTGAACGACCTAGAGACAAAGAATCACATTCAGGAAATCCCGAGGGATGACCTATGCCGCACGATTACCGCATGGGATTTGGGTATGGGTGACTCGACAGCTATCTGGGTGGCGCAAATAGCTGGTTCAGAGATTCGATTAGTTGACTACTACGAAAACAACGGGGTTGGTCTGGATAAATATGTTTCTTGGTTGCGGGATAACAATTGGGCGAGTGCCGAGCATATCCTGCCCCATGATGTGCAGGTCAGGGAATTAGGGTCTGGAAAGAGCCGTTTAGAGGTTCTTCAGGAAGCAGGGTTAAATGTCCGTATCGCATCAAGAATGAGTGTAGATGACGGGATTCAGGCTGTTCGCCGCCTTTTACCTAGGTGTTGGTTCAATGTCCCTGCTGTGAAACAAGGGCTAGACTGCCTAAGAAACTACCGCCGAGAGTTTGACGAAAAGAGAAAAGTCTTTTATGACCGACCTTTACACGATTGGTCAAGTCACGGCTCCGATGCTTTCCGATACCTAGCGATTGGACTCGATGAGGGTTCTTCATGGGGTAAATCTATCAACCAACCACCGAAATGGGTAATCTGATGTATTTCTTAAAACAAGGCGATATTGCTGACGCAAAGAAAATAGCCCGAATGGAGCAAACCATTCTTGAGCTTGAAAAGCGGATTGAAATGCTTGAAAATGTGGCGAAACCGCTACAATCGGAGCAACGCCCACGGATGGGCAGACCGCCAAAGGTTAAAGATGAGCCAAGACAAACTGAAGTCGATAATCGAATCGGAGATTGATAATTCGATTGGTTTTCTAGAGACTGAGACAACTCAGCAACGCACAGACGCACTATCTTTCTATTTACGACAACCACTTGGCAACGAAGTTGAAGGTAAATCCTCAATCGTTACTGGCGAAGTGGCTGAAGCCGTAGATGGTGCGCTTCCCCCATTAGTCCGAATCTTCTCGTCAAGCGATGAGGTGGTTCGTTTCGACCCTCGTGGCCCACAAGATGAAGCTGGAGCCAAGCAAGCGACTGAATACTGTAACTGGGTGTTCATGCGTGATAACGCTGGTCTCATCATCATGCACGATTGGTTTAAAGACGCTCTCTTACAAAAGGTTGGCGTGGTTAAAGCCTATTGGGAAGATAAAGAAGATGTGACCAAAGAGAAATATCGTGACTTGTCTGATGACGAGTTAGCGATGTTGCTTTCTGATGAGACTATGGAAGTGGTCGAAAAGGAAGTGGTAGAGAATCCAGTTCTTGACCCTGCTGGCAATCCTGTTCTTGACCCGATGGGTCAGCCTTTGATGTATTCGTCAAATAGCGTCACAGTCCAGAAAAAGAAGAAATCAGGCCATGTGGTTGTTGAGAATGTACCGCCTGAAGAATTCCTTATCTCCAAGAGAGCTAAGAAAAGCCCAAAGGATGCGCCTTTCGTTGCTCACCGCCGTTTGATTACTCGTAGCGACCTAATCGCAATGGGCTTTGATAAAGACATTGTGGATGGGTTACAGGCTTCTAGTGCGCTGACTTACTCACCTGAGTATTTAGCCCGTGTCGCACCTGGCGAGAATCCTGACGATGGCATCTCTATTGATGAGTCAATGGAGACAATCGAGGTTTTCGAGTGCTATGTCACAGCCGATATTGATGGTGATGGCATCGCTGAAGTCCGACAGGTTTTCTACGCTTCAAACGAGATTTTGAGCGATGACGAAACTGACTACATTCCTTTCCACTCACTCTGCCCTATTCCTACTCCACACAAGTTCTTTGGCGAATCTCTCGCTGACAGAACGATGGATTTGCAGTTAATCAAGACAACTATCACTCGACAGATTCTTGACAACCTGTATCTGACGAATAACGCCCGTGTTACCGCTGTTGACGGACAAGTTAACTTAGATGACCTGTTAACTGCCACCGCTGGCGGTGTGGTTCGCATTAAGTCTCAAGGCGCTGTTCAGCAATTGGCTGTTCAACCCGTGGCGGCTCAAGCCTTCCCGATGCTTCAATATTTGGACTCAATCCAACAGAAGCGCACAGGTGTTACAGAGGCTTCACAGGGTCTTGACCCGTCTATTCTTCAGAATGTGACCGCCGCCGCTGTTGCGTCTATGCAACAGTCTGCCGCTGGTAAGATTGAGATGATTGCACGAATCTTTGCTGAAACTGGCGTTAAGTCGCTGTTTCAAGGCATTCTGCATCTTCTCTGTAAGTACCAAGACAAGCCCCGTATCGTTCGGATGCGTGGTCAATATGTCCAGTTTGACCCCCGTGAGTGGTCGAATCAGTACGATGTTGATATTAATGTCGGCCTCGGTGCTGGTAACCGCCAAGAGCAAATGGCTATGCTGAATATGGTTCTTGCCAAACAAGAGCAAGTGCTTCAGACAATGGGGCCAGCTAATCCATTGGTTTCGATGGGTCAGTACCGCAATACTCTTGGTCGGATGGTGGAAGCCGCAGGATTTAAGGATTCTGCTGAGTTCTATAAGTCCATCACTCCAGAGCAAGACCAAGCACTTGCCAACCCACCTCAACAAGAGCCACAAATGCCGCCTGAAGTTCAGGCGTACATGGCTAAGACCCAAGCGGACATTCAGGCTCAACAAGCCAAGGCTCAAGCTGACATTCAGTTGGCAAGAGAAAAAGCCGCTGCCGAGATTCAGTTAATGCGTGAGAAAGAGGCTGCACGACTCCAGTTTGAGCGTGAGAAATCTGCCGCAGAACTCCAATTGAAACAAGAGGAATTCTTAGCCGAAGCCCAAATGAAAGCCATGAAGGTGGGTGCAGGGATTACTTCTAATGTAGAAATACCAGGCTAA